GTGATGTTGGCAGTTAAAGCAGCTATCTTAATTGTAGTAATACTGTTGTTAAGAACGGTAACGGTAGGGGTTCCTGCTGATGTTACTTTAATTGATTTAACAATATAAGTCTCATTAACCAATGGGTTTTGTACACTATCCGTTGTGCCAAACATAGTTTGAGGATCTGTTGATGTAACGTTATCTACCCCGTAAAATTTGTATAAGTTTATTACTGCCATTATTCTAAGAAGAAGCTTCTTGCTTCTATCTCTTGTTTAATTTCATCTTGGAACGTAGAGTTAAGTTTATTAATTACGTTATCTAAATCTCTAACCAAAGATTGAAATGTACTTTGTTCATATTCTTTACTAGCTCTAGTTAATGATTGTACTATCTTTGCCATTAGTCTGCATACCCCGGATCATATGGATCGTGGTAAGAACCGTCAGCTTGTACGCCTCCACCTAAACCACCAGATGCTGTACTACCCGTATAAGATTGTTTATCTAATTGCTCGTAATTAGAACCAATATTTGCTTGGGCTTTATTATATTCATCTGCGAATTGATTTCTTGTTTTGCCGGTCCCAGGTATCATTTCACCGCCGTATATAAAGTCTTCTCTTCTGTTATTAATAGTACCTCTTCTGTTAGTGAGAAAACCTCTTCTGTCAAGTAATCTGTTTCTTCTAGATAATTGGTTTGTTGTTAATCCTAATGCCGCTAACTCTTCTTCAGTAAGTTGACCTGTACCACCTAGATCTTTAAGAGAAAGTTCATTTTTATCTAAATAACCTTGATTTTTATCTAATGCCTTATCATACATTCCTGTCAAACTATTAGAACCAAAACCACTGGCAAAATTTAAACCCTGTAAAATACCTGTAGGGTCTTGTATTTTATTTCCTTGTAAACTTAAGCCCCCCATATTTTCTGGGTTGTTAATATACTTATAATCTAGATTAGAAGGTCTTCTATCTAATGGTAGAAATTGTGAACCTATAGCACCTGCTAAAGCAACCAATGGATTGCCGCCTGATAACGTAGCACCTACATTAGCACCACTTTGAAACAAAGGTCCCCTAGCTACGTTTCTCATAATACCACTCCATCTACCATCTTGTGGCACACCTATATTTCTTCTAGCGATATCCTCGCTTGCTAAGTATTTAGTTGGATTAAATTCTTCTTCTAAAGTCGTGTTATCCGCAGGGTAGACAGTGCCTTTATAATTTTTATCTGCTTCCATCATTCCTCTACTAAAATTCTCTATATCTGCTGCCGTGCTTGTTTCATCCATAATACCTGTTAGGGCACCTTTATCAAAATTTTTTACGTAATCGTATCCAGCTGGAGTAGAAGGTTTGTTCATCTGGTACATTGCGTAAGGACCGGAAGCAGCCAGTGTCATAGGCCAAGAAAGAGCTGTTCTCATTATACCTCCTGCTGCAGGTAAATACTTTCCAACAGGTGATTGCAGTGCCTTCTCAAATAATTGTCTACTTGCCGTGGTTCCACCACCTATATTTCCTCGTGCTTTATTACCTTTAAATGCTTCGTAAGTATATTTTAAAGGACCGCTAACATATTTTTGGAAAGCTGTATTTGCTGGTAATGCTCCTTTCCCTTTAAAACTAGAGTCATACCCCATATTATTTTTACCAAAATTATAACCACCTTCATTCCAAACATTTTTTGCTATTTGTCCCCAGCCCATATTCTTGACTTGATTTTGAGTTGCTAACTTTGTTCCAGTATCTGCGCCTTTATATAACCAATCGCTTACGCCCATTATCTTCTACCATCCGGTTGTATATCTAATCTGAATGTACCCATCTTCCAGTCTTGGGAAGCTGCGGTGTTAGATATTTTTATAGCCACGGATCGTGCCCGTGCCCTAGTATCTACCTTATCAGTAGATGTTGCAACTGTAAAGGGACCTAATGATGAGCTTGCAGCTGTTTGATTAGGGTAATCCCTTAGTAATAATGTAATTGTTGTGTTACCACTTTGAGAAATAAAGTCTGGTATAATTCTTCTTATCTTCATTAAAAATTCACCATCACCTCTAAGGTCTGGCATTCCAATAGTTTGTCCTTGTGCTGTTCTTTTCTGTGTAATGTCAAAGTCTCCAGATGTAATTTCTGCGAGTACAGCTGTAACTGTTCCTCCAGCTATAACTTGATCGGTCCCTGTTTCCTGTTCATAGTATATAGAACAACCATCTGTATTACCTATAACATCAGATGACGTACCGCTTGAATTATAATGATTGGCATGAGGTTTATCGAATACCGCAGAGTCAGCCCATGAAACTCTTGGTAAAGAACCTGTTACCCATATAGCTTGTTTAGGACTTGCTCTACTATAAGACTCAATATAGTTGTATGATACCATTCGATCAACGGCATCAGAGTTACCACTACAATAGAACCAAATAATTTCTCCAAATAAATTGTTTAATCCAACGTTAATTAAATCTCTAGGTGTACTGTTAAGATCATCATAAACATAATCTTCTACTAGACAGTCCATTGATTCTAATTGACCATCGTATCTAAAGAAACCATTTTCTGACATCCAGAACGCTGTACCGTCTACCTCGACGCATGCATTCTTACCTATCAATCCACAGTTACTTCCTATTTGTTGGAAAGAGAAAGTGAACGGCGCACCTACAAAGGTCATTAAGAATAAAGCTGTATCTGTCCAAACATAGATTGAATCCCTACCTCGTATGGCTCCCATAATTTTAGAACCTGCTGCAAGTCTCTGTGTACCTGCTGTATTTTCTGCAGTTACTGTATAAGCATCTGTACCATCTATATTCTCTTGATCAGAGAATCTAATAAACATATCATCTTGAGATGATTGACTACCTACTGTAGTCTCAGTTCCAAAGAATACTAAGTGTCGATCCGGTGTGGATACTAATACGTGTCTTGATGCTGTTGGTGCATTGGCTATTATAGTTGCTCGAGTGGATACTGCAGCTGCTGCAGATGAGTCCCATTCAAAACATCTGCCATTATAAATTAAAGCAATAAGTTTTGTTCCATAGTTATCTAATACCCATAGACCTGGATCAATCGTGTAGTCAGCAGAAGAAGCTTCTCCCCATGCTACATAGTCTGAAATATTGGTAACGGTTACACCACCAGTGTGGCCAGCTTTTGTAGTTCCATTAACTTCTCTTGCGCCACCGCTTAGTATATTTGTGGTTGTATCATTGTTTGTATAACTAATATCCTCTGTTCCTATTCTAATCTCTCCGGTAGATGGAAATTGTGTTGTGTCGGTTAAAGGAATATCAGTTACAGTATCATTAATAGTAGAAACTAATGTTGTTGTAGCTGGACCCGCTACCGTACCACTCCATAATCCTGTACCCCAACCAAAGCCACCGACCTGTTGAGCTGGACCTACTGTGTAATAGCATAATATTTTTGTACTACCTGATCCTGATAAAGGTGTTCCGGTTTCTGTAGATTCCATTGTAATTGTAAATGTAGTTGTAGTAGGAACTGAAGTTACCATGTACTTCACATCTTTAAATGTGGCATTCGTATAAGTTGATCCTGATAAACCTGTCGTGTCTTCGAATAAAACAATGTCGTCATCGTTTAATCCATGAGCCGTTCCACAGTTTACCGTAACTGTTTTTGACGAAGATGTACTTGTAAAAGTAGCTCCTGTTATAGTCTGTCTGATGGGATGGATGTCGTAGTATGTACCCCCAGAGTACACATATAAAATTCTGTTTGTTCCTATGGCAGCGTATTTAACACCTGCGTTATCATCAAAATGATGAAGGGCTCTAGCAGCACCTGTTAGATTAGTTGCTCCGAGCTGTTTCCAGCCACCTATTTTTTCTGGTGATCCGTATCTAAATCTGACATTATCTCCTCCAGTCCATTGTCCCTCGGCCCCGGTCGGAGTAACTTGTTTATTAAATCCCGGCAAAAAGCCTAATTTTTGTAGCATAGAAATTCCTGTTTTATTTAGATTATATTAAATCGCGTTGTAGATCAACGTTATTTGGGTATGCCCAAGATAGGTCTTTTATCATACAAATTGGTCTTTGCAAACCTTCCATCTACATGGTTGTAGTGTAGAAATACTTGTCCGCACAGCTTGCCCTCAAAAGGCTTACGCCAGTGCTCTAATTCACAGCCAGAATAGATAAGCATATCACCAGGGTTTAAATCTACTTTTACACCTTCTGGGGCTCCTGGTTTATGAATATTTTTATACTCATCAATGACATTATTAGCTCCTGTTGGGTCTAAATAAATAGCCCATGGATCTCCACCTAAATTAAGAGTAGTTGATATTTCGCAACTTGGTCTATCTTTATGTCTCTTCAACTCAGCACCATGTTCGTAGACTCTAGCGTAAGAATAAGTGGGTATTAAATTTAAGCCTGTCTTTTCTTTCATTATTGGCAAGACCTTCATTAACAGAGTCTCCATAACATGGTCAGCATAGATAGAATATGATCCAGGCACTTGTTTATCTTCCCATGTTCCATGTAAACCGTTCTCTGCTATAATATTATTGTCATACATAAAACGAATGGCGTCTCTTTTAAGTAAAAAGTAGTTATAGCAAAAGTTTGCTAAATCGTATGATACTGCATTTCTTATAACTGTATATTTATTAAAAGCCATCTTGTAAAAAATTAAAGCTTACTGATATTCTTATATCATCTGATTCATTTACCTCAACACAATGTTCTAACCAAGACGGGAACATTATGACCCTGTTTTCTTTAGGTTCAATATTAATTTCTGGTGCTAGATATAAAGGTATTTGAACATTTTTTTTAGAAGGTTTTATAAAGTGTGTTCCTTGCCTAGGATCATTAAATTTTAAGAGCCCTGAATTTTTTGGAACTTTTATGTAATATGCTCCGCTAAATAAACTATTGGCATGCACATGCGGTCTGTTAAAAGCACCTTTGTAATTTATGTTTGCCCACATATTTCCTAATTTAGGCCCTCTATCTAAAAACTCTTCTTTGTATATCTCACGTTGCATTCTATATAGTTCATCAACAAGAGGTTTAAATACAGGCATCGTGTGCATATGTGTTTTGCTATGCCATCCTTTTACATTTGTCTTAGTAAGACCCTCGTCTTTTTTAGACCAATCTATAATTTGATCTGCTAAAAATTTAATATCAAGATTAAAGTCTTCCGCGTAAACAAAAGTGGGAAAGAAAGCTTCTTTGATCATTTAAAAGGTTCTCCACCAAACCATACTACTAATGATTTTCTAATTCCTCTTGTTACAGGAACAACTCTATGGTTTATAAAACTTGCAAAAAATAAGGCATGACCTTGTTTTGGTTTTATGATATTTCCTGGTCTATATATTTCTAAACCACCACCTTCAAACTCTTGCTCAGGAGATAGTATTAAAGTCATAGATATTTTTCTAACCGGAGGTTCGTTTGACATATTCATGTCAGCGTCCATATGCCAATTATAAAAACCACCTTCAGGATATTCTGTATACTGAGCTTGTTCGTTTAATTCCATGTTTTCAAAACCAAAATGTCTTTTATTAGTCATGTACATAACCTCATTAAGTTTATCGTACATAGGTCTAGCTTCTGGATGATTAAATGGAATCCAACTAATATGTGATATTCTTGTTTTAGTATCAACAGTTCCTCCTTGTCCTCCTCCAACCTCTGCAGTTTGTGGAGGTAAAGATCTTCCGACTTTAGATATAATATCACATTGTTCTGGAGTAAAAACAGGTGTAGTAGTTTCAACAATGTATGATTTCCAATAAGGTTCTTTTCTAATCACTTATACCTCTATTGTTAACTGGATTGTAGTGTACATCACAGTTTGCTGCTAATGTTCTTCTTACTTCATTTGTAGAATTAAACGGATAAACAGAATGTCTAAGATCATAAGGAAAAACATAAAAATCTCTAAGCTGTATTCTAGGTGCGTAATCAACATGAGCAAACTGACCATTCACGTTTCCTAATATTTGAAGACTTCCGTTTGTAGGTCTGTCTTCTGCTGAATATTCTTTTCCATAATGAGAGGGAAGACCTAAAATCATTACCGACGACAAGCCTGTAAATAAAGATCCTTGATGAATATGAATTGGATTGTATTCATTATCTTTCATTTCATTAACCCATACAGAATTTAATCTTATTTTGTATTCTGAAATTTTGTTAAAGTTTAAATAGAACTTATAGATTGATTCAAACCAATTTAAAACATTCTGAGGTAGTCTGTTGTGGGGTTTCATTTTTGACGTGTCCTCACCTTGATAAAATAAAGAGTGTTCATTTTCTATTTTACCCACTAGTTGCTTATTTGCTTTTTTCAATGTTTTAAGGTTAGACTCATACGTTTGATTAATTGCAACAAATATATCTAAAGGCACTTCAAACTTTAAAACACTTTGACCTAACCAAACAAATTTAAATTTCATAATTTCTGCTTTATCATCTTTATAATATGATCGTAATTATAGTCTTTTATTTCAAAAGTGCAAGAGTTAGGTTTTTCAAATATTTGATTAGTATCTTCAAACCTACCTTTTTGAATTGTATTCATCCACACTTTAACATCATATTCTTGTCTGTCTGCATCATAAGGACAAATAAAATCTATAACAGCATGACCATCTACTAGCGCAGATAAACAATCCATTCTTTGTGCTTGTCTCGTTCTACCTTCTGAAGAAAAGTCCCAATCATTAAACATCTTCCTCACGTCATCAGCATTAAAATAAGCATGACCTGCTGACAGCTGTCTTGCAAAGGTTGTTTTTCCAGATCCAGGTAAACCAAATACTAATATTCTCATAATTTTATGTGTCCGTATCGATCAATAATACTTTGCGGTATCATTTTTTTATATGGGTTTTCTTCTAACTTTAATTCTTTTGTTTTTATTGTATGGAGATTTTTACCAAGATCAGTATCATCATAACCTAAACCATTTAAATTAAATTGATCTATCGAGTGATAGCGATGTGAATAGTAGTCCATTTCTAAAAATTCATAGATGCCTTTTATCGTTGGCTCAGGTTGCGTGACTAAATCTTCATATCTAATAAAGAAACAATTTTTTTGATTCTCAGGCTTCATTGCAGCCTGTATACCTTTTAATTCTTTCGCAATAGATCCTTTATCACTCATTAACATATGTAATTTTTCTCCAATATTTTTTTTACCATATTGATGGGGATAGGCCGTAGGTTCATTCTCAAACCATTTAATAAATGAAGCAAGAACATCTAAAAGATCTCTCCATAAAACAATGCATTTAACAGGTTGACCCAAATGTTTTTTAAGTAACATAAAATTACCTTCAGTCATTGCAGGCCCTCTATCAATAATGACGTCTTGTGACCAGTCTTTATAATAATTATAGTAAACAGAACTCAAAACATTATCTAAAGATTGATGGTCTTGATAATTTTTAAACACATCACTTTGTTTTAACAAGAATACATCTTTCATTATTTCTAATGTTATTGAATTAGCAGTACAAGCTACTTTAGGATTTTGGTTCATGATCGAAGCAAACAAAGTGTTGCCTGATCTTGGCATGGCCATGAGAAAAAATATTTTTTTACTCTGGCTTGACCGCACCAACTCCTTGATTTGGAATGGCTTGTTTTTTATCGTGCCCCAGTTCATTATCTTTCTTAACCCTTTTAATTGTTTCTAGTTGTCCAACTACATTAAACACTTCAGGTTGAGAAGACCCCTCAGTAAGTGTTTTCGCTTTGTTATGCATAATTTTAGCATAAGAGTCTAGCTGATGTTTATTAACGTCTTTAGTATCAAAACTTCCATCGTTAAATTCTTTTTTTAATTTAGACCACATTTTTAATTCTCTCATTCTATCTTTAGCCACTAATTCAGAACTAGCTTGTTGATATATCTTTTCATCAAGATCAATTTCATAAAGTTCTTTTTTATATTCGTTTTTTTCTTCCTCAACTTTCTTTTTAAGTTGTTTTATTTTAGCTACATTTCTTCTGTAATCAAAAGACAAAGTCATTAAATTTTCTAAAAAAACGTTTTGTTCTCTAACACATTGCCAATATTTTGCTGCTCTTGTTGGATATTTTAAATCTTGTAATACTGATATTCTAGCTTCTGTCTCTGTTCTAAAAATTTGTTTTTTAGTCCAAGTATCTCTAAGTTCACCCACCATGGTTTTAAATTTCGCCACGTCTTCTTGTGGTAAAATATTATGAAGATGGTCTTCTTCTTTTTCTATTAAGGGTCTTATATTGCTATATTCTTTATTCATTTCTACTTTCTTTATATCTTTTTAAAAAATAAAAGTCAAATACTAATCAACATCAATAGTTACCGTAGCAGGAGCTGCTCCGTTAAATTCTAATGTATCTGTTGTTGGATTTGGATTTCCTCCACCAACTACCAAACCAGCTGTTTGAGTTCCTAATCCAGAATTACTTATATTATTAGTCGCTTTAGGTAAACTATTAGAATTAGTTGTCCAACTTGTTCCATCATAAAGTTCCGTAGCGGTTAAATTAGTTGAATTATAACCACCAGCACCTACTGCTGCTGTTTGTATTCCAAAGCCTGCTCTAAATTTTCCTGATTGATTTACAGCTCCACCAGCTGTCCATGAAGAGCCGTTATATTCGTCTGTTGTCGATACATAAGTCGTTGGATTACCTGGTGTGTGACCTGTAAAAGCTAGACCAGCTGTTTGAGTTCCTGTTCCACTAAGACCAGCTCTCGCTGCAGTTAAAGCTCCTCCAGCTGAAAAAGAACTTCCATCGTACTCTTCTGTGTTAGTAAAAGCATCTGAGGGACTACTTTGTCCTCCAGCTACAAATCCCGCTGTTAAAGTACCACCTTGTGCAGCATTGTATCTCGCTGTACTTAAAGCTCCGCCAGCTGTCCAACTTGAGCCATTGTATTCTTCAGTAGCAGGTTTAGCTGCTACAGTTGGGGTATAAACTCTTCCAGCAGCTACAAAAGCAGCTGTTTGAGTTCCTACAGCCGCTCCTAGATATTGAGCTGTTCCCATAGTGCCACCTGCTGTCCATGATGATCCGTCATACTCATAAGCGTCTGCTTTAACATTTCCTACAGGAGGTGAACTTCCAGTTGCAAAACCTCCAGCTGCAAGTGCAGATGTTTGTGTTCCACAGCTAGGTATAGACTGTCTAGCTGCTGGTAATGCTCCACCTGATGCCCAAGTGGCATCAGCCAAAACCTCTCCCTTCAAAACTCTAGCTGTTGAATTATACCAAATTTGTCCTTTGACTGGACTTGGTGGATCTCCAGCTATGCTTTGAACGTTAGTTCCTTTTATGTTTTTGTATGTTGCCATATTAACTTGTTGTTACCGTTTTTATTGTTACTTCATCATTGCCTTCAAAATTTTCAGTTACATTAGTAGGGGCTGATATCCAACCACCTGCAATCATACCATTAGAAGTTAATCCACTTCCTTCTACTTGAGATCTAGCTGTGTTTAAACTAGATGTTGTTGACCAACTTGAACCGTTAAAAACTTCACAAACAGCCGATGGTGATGGTGTTCCGCCTGCACTTATTGCTGAAGTTTGAGTTCCAAAGCCTGCTTGGTTTTGTTTTCCGTTATTCATAGATGGAGCACTTGTCCAACTTGTACCATTATAATATTCTGCTGTAGCCACAGCCCCTGGTTCACCACCAAAAGCTAGTGCCGCAGTTTGTGTTCCAATACCCTGTCCTTGTATCTTACCACGAGCTGGTGTTCCGCCTGCTGTCCAACTTGTTCCGTTATATTCTTCTGACTCTTCACCATCAAAAGCTAAAGCTGCTGTTTGAAGTCCAAGAGCTTGACCTGGGACACTTGTAAGTCCTGACATGTTTCCACCATCAGTCCAACTTGAGCCATTATACTCTAAACTATTTCCTGGGTCACCTACACCGCCTACAGATAAAGCAGCTGTTTGAGTACCGCATCCAGCACAGTTTCTAATTGCTGTTGGTAAGGCTGTTGCACCTGTCCAAGAAGATCCATTGTAATGTTCTACATTGGTTACTGCATTCGCTCCTGGAGGAGTGTATCCACCAAAGTGAACTACAGCATTATAAGTTCCGTTTTTAGATTGTCCACCACCAGCTCTTGCTGTTCCAAGGTTACCACTACTTGCCCAAGAAGCTGAGAAAGTTTGGTTAGTATATTTAAATTCTTTTGCTGTAGTGTTGTACCAAGTTTGTCCAATGTTTAAAAAATTGTTTGGTTCTGAATTATCATTGTATTCTTCCGTTAAAGCTGAAACAGCACCAGGAGAAATTTCACCACCAAAAACTAAAGCGTTAGTAGATGTTCCAGATCCGCCTCCTTGAACTCTAGCAGTTGCCATTGAAGTTGGTAAAGCTGTCCATGAAGAACCATTATATATAGCAGCTGTAGCAATATATCCTCCCGGATCATTACCAGCGGCAACTAAAGCTGATGTTTGAATTCCTGCACCTGCCGCATTACTTAAGACTGACGGTAGAGTGCCACCTGAAGACCAACTAGATCCATCATATTCCTCTGTAGTGTTTGCAGCGCCTCCAATAGATAAAGCTGCTGTTTGAATTCCTGCAGATGCCATAACTTTTTTCGCAACAGGTAAAGCACCTCCACTTGTCCAAGAAGTTCCATTGTATTCTTCGGTTCCAGTCGTGGCTGGACCTGGTCCAAGTTCACCGCCAAAACTTAATCCTGCTGTTTGAGTTCCAGTGCCACCATTAAATTGTATTGCTGTTGCTAAAGCACCTCCAGCTGTCCATGAGGAACCATCATACTCTTCAGTTAAATCCTTTTCTGTTGATGGTGGATTAACTCCACCAAACGCTAAACCTGCTGTTTGTGTGCCAGCGCCCCCTAAATTACCTCTTGCGTTTCCCATATTTCCTCCGGCTGTCCAAGAAGATCCATCATATTCTTCTGTTGAGTTTGAGAATGCAGTTCCATAACCACCAAATGCCAAACCAGCTGTTTGAGGTGCGCTTTTTCCAGCAGCTAATCCTCTTCTTGCTGTGTTTAAAGCTCCGCCTGATGTCCAACCTGCAACAGTAGGGACTGGATCTGCTGCGAAACTTTGTACTTTAAATCCTTTTATCTCTTTATAATTAGCCATAGTTATTTTAATTCAATATTTCCTGGTCTACCTTGTTGTCGTCTTGCTTGTTCATCAGCTGATAAAGCATCATAAGCTGTCTGTGCTGCTGTAACCTCTGCATCCACAATTGCTTGTGCTTCTGATTTAGTTTTTATATCACCACTAACTTTTTTAATCCAAGCATCACCATATAGATTATCACCAACGACCCATACATTACCAGGATGTCCGGATAAATGAAATTCCATACGTTCTCTAGCAGTAAAAAAATCTTTACCCCAATTTGTTGCTACACAATATTTATAAGCCATTTTACTCCTCTAATGTTATGTCTGTAGGCCTACTACCAGGGTGGTTCGCTTTTTGCTCTTCAGTTAATGCATCATATTCAGCTTGTGCCGCTGTAATTTCTGTATCGACTAAAGCCTGGGCTTCTGCTTTTGTTTTAACAGTTCCTAGAACTTTTGCAATCCAAAGATTAGCATCTCTGTTATTTGCTGGAACTTGCCAAACATTTGCAGGGAAACCACAAGGTGAAAAAGAAGCACTATCACGATGTGTGATAAATCCTTTTCCCCAGTTTTCTGCTACGATATATGTTTTTGTTGCCATAGTTTTTCCTCCTTATTAAGTTACGTCAATGTCTTCTACTTGAATTGTACCAGCTATAGTAAATTCTTCTGTGGCAGTTTTATACGCGTTACCACCCATATTTAAAGCCAGATTATTACTTGATCCACTACCTGCTGCATAAGTTGCGACTGCATTCATACTTGCAGTAGCGGTCCAAGAACTTCCGTCATATAGTTCACATACTGCAGATTCACTCCCAGTATTCCCTCCGATTGCTATTGCTGCATCTTGAGAACCTGCTCCTGATAATAAATATCTTGCTGTTCCTAAATTTCCACCCGCTGTCCATGATGATCCGTCATATTCTTCAGTTGCGTTTGTACCACCTGGAGGTGGGTTTGTATTACCACCAAAAGCTATTCCTGCTGTTTGTATTCCTCCGCCAGCTAACATATATCTAGGCGTGCCTAAATTTCCAC